AGAGAAGAAACAGATATGACTTGCGTCTGTGCTTGTATTCCTGAAATGCCAAAAATTGTTAATGACGATTTATATGCCTATGTTGATATCTTAGATACACCAAATGGCAAATTATTAAAAACACTTTGTGATTATGGCTTTGTTCCTGGTATCTCTTCCAGAGGTTCTGGTGATATTATGGCAAATGATGAAGTTGACCCAGAAACATTCTTCTTAGAAACTTGGGATATCGTACAACTACCTGCTGTCAAAAAAGCCAGATTACAAATGACTGAATCATTAAGTAATAAAAAACCATTAAAAGCAGTATTACAAGAAAGTTATGATGCTGCTGATGATAAAGATAAAAATGCTATTAAAGAAGCATTAGACAACTTAGATATTAAATTAACTGAAGATGTTGTTGAAGACAATATTCCAGTTGAAGATCCAGAAGCTCCAGTTGATGACACATTAGTTGAAGCTGATGAAGATCCAGTAGAAGAAGCTCCAGTTGAAGAAACTGAAGCACCAGTTGAAGAACCTGTTGAAGAAGCCCATGAAGCTTACACAGTTGGTGCCTTCGCTGATGAATTAAAAGATTATGATAAAGACTTATCCTTAGAATGGAAGCCAATTGTAATCGATGAAAAAGAATATCCTATTACTGGTATTATGTTCGATAATACTGAAGAAGGAAAATTAATTGCTACAGTTAGTTATACTCTTCCTGAAGAAGAGAATGCTATAAATGATGAAGTTGCTGAAGAACCTGTAGCTGAAGAGCCTGAGATTCCTGCTGATGAAGCTGGCGATGCCGGAGATGAAGAAGTAATTGAAAGCTTAAAAGAAGCAGTTCGTCAGAAAGACCTACTCGAAAATGAAGTCAAAGATCTAAAAAATCAAAAGACAGTCAGTGATACCGAAGTACAAGGTTTGAAAGAAGAGCTTGAAAAATATAAGAGCGGCTTCATAAGAGTTAGTGAACTTGCATCTAAATCTACAAAGCTTGAAAAAGAGAATAAATCTCTTGCAGAGCAATTAAATCTTAAAGATGCTGAAATCAAAGATTTAAAAGAAAAAGTTGAAAACCACATCAGTCTAACTGAGAGTGCAAATGTTGAAAAAGCAAAAGTTAAAGAATTATCTGAAAAATTAGCCAAAGTTCAATCTGAAGCTGAAGAAACAGAAAAATCATTAACTGAAGAACTTGAAGCCAGCAGAAAGAAAGCTAAAGATAGAACAGAACTTGCGAAATCTTATAAAGCTAAATATGATGCTGTTGTTGAAAGATATATTGCTAATAAAGCAAGCATGCTCGGTGTTAGACCTCAAGATATTACTAGCAAACTTGCCGAAAGCTACACGCTAGATGATATCGACAAAGTTTGCAAAGGTTTACTTGAAAATGGTAGACCACAATTCAGTTTAGGTTTCGGCACAAGAGCAAAGGTCAATGAGTCCGTTAAACCTCAAGTTAAGGATAACGCCTTCGATGATTTATTAAATCTTGCTGGCCTTGACTACTCTGATATTAAATAAGCTGACAACTTACTGTCAAATTAATTATAGGAGAATAAAATGAGACAAAATTTACTTGAGACTTATAGTCGTCAATTAAAGGTTGCAGAAGCCTACGTTGCCAAAAACTTCGATGGCAAACAAATTTCTGCTAATACTCAATTAACAACTGCTGTCTTATTAGACAACACAAACAGATGGATGACAGAATCCATGAACACTCAAGCTACAGAACGTTCTGACTTAGGTGATTGGAAAAAATTCTGCTTAAACTTAACAAATATCGCAGTTCCATCATTAATCGCTAACGATTTAGTTATCGTTCACCCAATGACAAGCTATTCTGGTTCTGTTGCTTACTTAGAATACGTCAGCAAAACAGACAAAGGTGGCGTTCGTAAAGGTGACTTATTCAACGGCGTCTTTGGTTTAGGTGAACACAGTGATGCTAGAACAGCTTTCACAAGCCAAGTTATCGTTGAAGAAATCGGTTCTTCCGGTGAACCAACATTATCCCCAATGGCCATCAAGAGATTCAATGATGGTAAAGCTGATGCCAAGATCATCCGTGACGGTGAAGTTATCTTCGCTAATGTCGTTGATGGTAAAATCGAAGGCGTCCAAGCTGGTGACAAAGTTGCTTACTTCTCAGAAGAATTCCAAATGGAACACGTTCCTGCTCAAGACATCCCAACAATTGGTCCAAGAATGAACAGAATCGCTCTTGTTGCTGAACCAAGACGTATCGCTGTTAGATATGACCAAATCACTGCTTTCCAAGCTAAAACTGACTACGGCTTCTCTTTAGATAAACAAATCGCTGAACAAGCTTGTGGTGAATTAGCTTACGAAATCGACACTGAAATCGTTGAAATGTTATACAATGCTGCTAAGGAAAACGGCGTTGCCCTTAACTGGTCCAAAGTTCTTCCTGTTGGCGTTAGCAAATTCGAACACTACAATGGTTTCTTAGAAGTTATTGAAGAAGCTAAAGCTATCATTTATAACAGAACAAAGAAATTCCATCCTAACTACATGGTCATCGCTGCCGACGTTCTTCCAGTTTTAAGATTCGTTAACGGTTTCTCTGCTGTCAAGAATGCTAAGATGAATGGTCCTTACAAAGTTGGTGAATTAGATGGTCTTAACATCTACGTCTCCCCAGCTCTTGCTTCTGGCGACTTCTTCTTAGGTTTAAACGGTTCCGATATGATGAGTTCCGCTGGTGTCTATGCTCCATACATGGCCATCGTCCCAACTCAATTACTTGGCACACCAGATGGTGGTTTAGCTCAAGGCTTCTCAACTTGGTATGCTAAAGCATTACTCAACAAGAACTTATTAGTTGCTGGTCACATCGTTGGTGGCTTCGACGACGAATATAACAAAATCGTTCTTGGTGAATAGTTTAGAACTTACTAACCAAAATTAAAAGGTG